GTCTTTCATTTACTACTTCCTGTGTATCTCCGTTTCCTGCTTTGACTACTTCTTTAACTTTTTCTGCTGTATTTTCAGATTCTGTTTCGGAATAGATTTTGGCTATTCCATTTTTTTGTTCTGTTGCATAATTTAAAATGTTTATTATTACAAATTGTGTACCATTGTATGTTAATTCATATGTTTTATTTTGTTTTAAATCGTTAATTCCAACAATTTCTATTTGCTCGTTAAATTCTTTCAACAAAACATAATCGTTTCTATTTAATCGTAATTTTGGATTATCATTTTTATTTTCGCTATCAACTGTAAGTCTTATTTTTAAATCTTTATTTAATCCAAATTCATCAAGTCCATCAAGTTCACAAACATAATAATCTATCCCTAAATCAGTTGTTTTTGTTGCATGTAATGTATGTACACTCCCTAATTGCAATCCATTATAGATTTCTTCTTTTTCTGCAGTACCTTGCACACGGATTTTCCCGAATTCAGGTGTTATTACCTTTATCTCAGCGTCTCCTCTTGTTGTTTGTTCCCTTACACGATAATGCGATGGATATTCAACTTGATGTTCTTTAAATTTTGTAAGTTTAGCCATAAATTCCTCCCTCTACTTTGTAATATTAATCGGATTTCTTTTTATATAATTCTTAATTTTTTCTTCCGACAAATGCCTGTCTCCAAATCTCATTCCAACATTATAATTATCCAAATATTTTTGAGTATTAATTTTAATTCCTCCACCAACAATATTTTCTAAATTAAGTTCATCTACTAGACTAAAATTAAAATTTTCTCCACTCAAAAATGTAACTTTGTATTGAGCAGGTTCATTATTCTCATTAAAATCAATAGTTGGTGCTATTCCTGTAAACATTTGCCCAATTTTGTATAATGTTTCGATGTTTGGAACTAATTTATATCTCATCATCTCTAATCTGATACGATTCCTGTATCTTTCATCATCTTGACCATGCCTTTGAACTTCGAATTTGGCACCTACATCGTCTAAAAAATCTCCATCCGCATAATCTACCAAATGCTGTTTTTCCAATAAATTATAAGTCTTATCAACTTCATCAAATAATTTTGATATTGCTTTATAAAATGCTTGTACGTTATCATTCTTTTTAAGCCACCACGGACATTTTGACATCATATAATCAAAATTACTCTGCATATTCTGCCACCTCGTTAAATCCTAACTCTAGAACCTTTTTAAATGCGCTTGTTTCGTTTTTAAACTTAAAAGTGACATCTATATTAAGCAATCTGTCGGCTGAATAAATCTGTCTAATATACTCGCTTTCGCAACGATATGATGTAATATAATCGCCAACTTCTACACTTTTTAAGTACTCTTTTACAATATCTTTCAAATTATCCAGTAAAATGTTAGTATCTTTTGCTGCAGTAAAATCAATGCTTACTTCTATTTCTCGTTTTTGCGGTCTATAAAACTTAATTTCTCTGTCTATCCCTTGATTATCTTTAACTGTTACAATTGTATCTCCATTCATTTGTATAGCCTGATCTTTTTTTCTCCATATTGCTTTTGCTATATCTTCATTTCTTCCGCCGTCCACAATTAAAACAATCGACTTCGGTTCTAATCCTTTGCTATCAACTGTCATTGTTTTATTTTCATCAGCATAAACAGATTTAACACCTTCCTGTTTTAATACTTCCGCTCTAATTCCATCCAAATTCCATTCGCTCTCATTACGACTTAAAAACCAACGCTCAATGTATTCGTTATCACTTTCTTGCCCCTGTCCACCAGCTGCGATCTCATTTTGCTTAAAATCATAAACACCATTTACAACTTTGATTAGTTTAATAATACTTCCCACTTCTTTGTTACCTTGTTCACCTGCAGTATCACAAACAAACTCAAAAGTAGTTTTATTGTTCAGTGTTCCACTTTCGTTAAGTGTGTATCTCGTCCCATCATTTGCTTCAAGAATTACATCACCTTTTTCAAGATCTACATTAAGTCCACCAATCAATTCAATTTTGACAGTTGCATGGCTTTCTTGCTTTCTTTTGAAAAAGAATGGGCTATTTGCTAAATGCTCATCTATTTCAATCCCTTCGCAATTAAGCAAATTCATTTTGTCAGCTTGAATCTGTTGCCGTTCCATTTTTTCTCTCAAAAGCCTAGCAACTGGATACATCAGCATATACCAAGCGCTCCGTTTGTCGTTAGAATAATCAGCTTTTAATAATGTTTTTAATTCATTATTTAAAATATTCATATTGTCCTGAACCGTATTAACTTTTATTCTCGCCAACCTATCCCAACTCCTTTCATTAAAGTTTTCTCATTGTCATTAAAAATAATACCGATATTAACTTTTAAATGCCTGTTCTCGTACTCATATACTTCAACATAGCATCTACTTAAATAGTCTCTAAAATTATTCAATATCTTATCTCTAATATGCTCTAACACTTCATTTTCATTTCCATGAGTTCCAAATAACTTTTCAAAATTCAATCCATATTTAGTGTCGTATTCGAGTTCTCCCTCACGAACATGTAGCATTAAAACAATCTGCTGTATCACTTCAAAATATTTTTCTTTCGCTCTAAAAAATTGCACATCACCATTTTTAATATACAATTCACCAGTTGTGTTGTTCAACTTAATATCCATAAACCACACTCCTTTACGGATGAATGTACGGAACTCCGCCTTTACTTGTTCCACTCTCTGTATCAACTGTTTTTGCTTTCACTTCTCCACTCTCTATATTCCCAGTTTTGATGTTGCCTTCCATTTTTATGTTTCCGTTTATTCCTATTGAATTTGGCTCTGTGTCAGGGTTTACATCAGTTGGAATATAAAAAGGCAAAGCAATAGCATTTGTGAGGTTATGCCTTTTATTTGTGTTTGCCGTCGTGCTTTCTTTTGTAATGTATCCACTAGCGTCTCGACTTAAAATTAAAATCGGGACTACATCGCCAGCTTTAAATTTAACTTTAAAATTAAAATTTTTGTTCCCCAACTGGCACATTGGAACATGTAAGATAGGTGGTAATTTAACATCTTGAAACTCTGCCATTGGCTCAACATCCACAAATCCATTTCCATGCACTTTTGTTATTTTAGCAATTAAAGATGTATCTATTTTTCCAAGCATTGCTTTTACATACTCTTCCATCATTTTCTTCTACCCTTTCCTTTATTTCTTTTAACTTGAGTAACTTTGCCTTTTTTATTTTCTTCTTTTTCGATTTTCTTCATTTCGTCATTATTTTTTTTAACATCTGAATCATTATTAATTACTCTTACCTTTAAAGTCATTTTAAAATCACTAATATCACTAATTTCAACGATTTGACACATTGTTGAGATTTCATTACTTATTAATTCGATTAGATCGCCTTTTTTTAAATAATAAATCAACAGACATTTGATTTCATAATCATATTTAAGTTCTTCTTTTTTCTCTGACTTTTTAGTTTGACCGCTGTTTTTAGACCCTTTTGTCGTGCTTTTATTATTCTTGCTTGATTTCTTTGTTGTTTTGCTACTTGTTTTACTTGTCTTTTCGACTTTATAACTTATTTCTTCAATATTTTGTGGCTCAGGTTCTTCCAAAAGTCCGCTTTGATAACTTAATTTGATAACTTTTTCAGTGTTAATCTCATTGTGATATATATAAATAAAATCATTTTTTGTTGTCATTTGACTATCGCAATCTTTGACTATTTGTCCTATTTCGTAAAGACCACTGCCCAATATGCTTTCGCCAATACTGTAAACTTTATTATTCTTTAGCTCACATTGTTTAACAGTAAAGCCGCATTTACTTGCTAAATCGTTAATTATTGTACTTGCTGATGTGTTCGGAGCATAAGCGGCACTAACTAACTTCTTAAAATCTGTTGGAACTTCACGGCATTTTAGTTTCAAGATTCTGTCATCAACTTCTTTTCTAGTCACAATACCACTAGCCACTTCACCTATGTCTGTTCCATATCCAGCTACAAGTCTAACACTATCCTTTAATTTTACTTTAGCAATAGTCGTATTTGTTAGCCCTTTTATCTCCAAATCAAACTCGTTAGGTTCTTCGTTTACTGATTTATAACTCCATTTTGTTTCAACCCCATTTATAACGCTCGGATCATTTAAATTAAAATCTTTCGGAAAAATAAAATTTAAGTCACCTTCGGTTGTTTGAATCTTTATTTCTGTTCGCTCCAAAAATAATTTATTAAGCATTTTTTTCTCCTGGATTAAATATATCAAAATATTCTAAAAATATGGTTTCACAAAAATTTTCGTAAGTAATCGGAACTTCTTTTTTATCAAAACTAAGTGGCACGATATAACAATTTAAAAACTTATTATTTATATTATTGTTTTCGTCTTTATTTATAAACCAGCCAAGCGGACGCCCGTATATAAGTTTTTCGTTTTTAAGCATTATCTCTCCATTTTCGTCCATCACATCAACATAAATTCGATTATTGCTTTTAAAATGCTTAATCCTAAGCAAATATATTTCATTTCCGCTTTTAAATGTAAACACATAGGGAATTTTCTTTTTATCTATCTCAATTCTCATTTCAAAAATCCTCCAAAACTAAGTCCATTGTCTTTTGTTCCCGCAACTCCTGTTTTCTGCTCTTCTTTCAATGTAGTTGCCTCCGAATCTAAAATATCGCCTTTTCTCATCAAATAAGCAAACTCTAAAACTTCAAAATCAATTTCAAATTCTAGCGTTGACTGTGTGCTGTAACTTCGTGAAACTTTAGTAATAATCATATCCTCTATTGTCTCAACCGTGGAAATTGTGCATAATGTTTTCTTTTGCCACAATTCCACAATTTGTTCATAAATACTTTCAGCATTTTTAGTAACTAAATCACTTAAAATAACAGAAATACTATATTTTCTGTTACTGTGTGAAACATTACTACTTATCAATGTGTTATCCCTATCCTCAAGCGAATGAGTTTTAACACTGCTATCCCTTTCATCACTTTTTATTTGTACCCACTCAAGTTCTATGTCATTGATTTTGCACCTTTCAGCCTCTTCAAAGAGCCTAAATCCAAACATGCTATCAAAAAATTGATTAACTTCTGCAGAATGAGCCAAGGCAATGCCATAAGCAGTTGCCCCAATGCTTCCTAAAACACTATTGAATCCTATGTTGTATAACTTGTTTTTTGTTCCTTCATAAGCTATTTTCCCGAAAGGATTCCCTTTTATTTTTTGCTTACTTGCATTTAATCCGCTAAAATCCATTGCCTAACCTCCCATCGCTATATATTTTTCTTCAAAAAATCTTCTCAAAATTTCTTCAATTTTTCTTGTCATTTCTCTATCGTTTCCACTTGAATTTTCAACAACAATTGTAGGAGAAAAAATGTTTTGTGAACCTCCACTATTATTCGATTTGCTACCAGAACTTGATTTTTTGCCATCAATAGTCTTTTTAGAGTTTTTTCCGAACTGGTCTCTCATCATTCTTCTTGTTGCTTCAGCCGTTGAAATTCTAGTACCTTGTGGCAAGTTCATAGTCATTTCTTCATTAGCCAAGAACTGTTGTCCACTTGGCAACCTAATCATTTCTGCACCTTTTTCAGCAACAGTAACTGGTCCACCTTCCCACGATTTATCTCCTATATATCTACCTTTTCCGCCACCTAAGAACCCTAACCAAGACGGAGGCTTAATCTTGAACATTCCGGCTATTTTACCTGCTATTTCACTAACTTTTCCAGCTAATCCTTCAAAAAATCCTTTGATTGCATTAATTACACCTTGTGCAATGCTTTTTGCCTTGTTGAATCCTTGAGTAAAAAATGTAGCAATTTTATTTACTACTGCACCAATCGAATTAATAACTCCTGAAATAACAGAAAGTACTGCTCCCATAACACTAGCAACTACACCTATTATTGCTGAAAACACTCCAACTACAACTCCTACAATTCCAGCAAATACACCGATTACAACTTGAGCGACTGGAACTATTGCCGATATTAATACTGCTCCTATTTGTAACACAATCCCAATAACTGGAATTAAAGCTGTACCTATCTGTACTGCTAAATTAACAATTACTGCAAATATTTGCATTATTGGTGCAAGTGCTGGAGTAAGCATAGATACAACCTGCATAATCTGTCCAAAAGCCATTGCAAACATATTTCCTATGCTCCCAAAATCGATATTAGAAAATAATGTCATTACAGCATTACCTATATCACTGAATATTTGACCTATTTGGCTAAAATTAATGCCACTTAACATTTGTCCAATCACTCCCGCAACTTGTCCAGCCAAGCTGATTATCATATTTAAACCATTTGCAATACCGTTTGTAAGTCCTTCGCCGCCAATTCCACTAAATGCTTGTTTTATCAATCCACCTATTTGTTGCAACGGAGCTAATAGCGGTGCAAAGTTTAATTTTCCAAAAATATTTAATATTCCATCAAATGCACCGTCAGCCATTGTTGCCATTCCAGAAAAAGCCTGTTGCATATTTTGAGCCATTTTTTGACCAGCATTAGTTTTAAGCAATTCGTTTACTTTTGTAAGTAGTCCATCCATAGCTTGTTGCCCTGCATTTTGTGCTTGTTGCCAAACTTTTCCAAAAGTAAGGGGCATATCTTTATATTTGCTTTCTATTTCACCAGCACTTCCTAACACTGCATTTTTGATTACATCTGAAGTAATTTTTCCTTCTGAACCAAGTTTTTTAAGCTGTGCCATTGAAACTCCCATTGATTCCGCTATCTTTTGAGCTAAAATTGGAGCATTTTCCATTACAGACCTAAACTCATCACCTTGTAATTTTCCAGAAGTCATTGCCTGATTTAACTGAAACATTGCTGACTTCGCTTCTTCAGCCGATGTACCCGATACTTTGAACGCTTTATCCAATGTACTTGTAAATTTGACTGCTTCATTGTCGTTAAACAATCCGTTAGTAAGCATTTTAAGTTTAGCAATCGAATCTAGTTGCGCTCCATAGTCTGCCCCACTGCTTTGAGCTGCTGCAAATGTTTTTTGTTTTAATCCACCAACATCGTTAGTGACCATTTTTAGCCTAGAATTTCTCAACGAATTTTCATCAGAAGCCTTTGCTAATCCTGCAAAGCTAAGTCCACCAGCAATACCCGCAACTGCTCCTAATTTACCAAGCAATCCACCGAGTTTCCCTATTATTCCTGTTATTTTGCTACCGATTTCTTTTAATTTTGAACCAAAATTCTTAAGATTTTCAGGCTTAAATGCTCCTTTTATTTTTTCACCTAACTTCGGAAAAAGATTGCCTAATGAGCCACCCACTCCTTTTAAACTATTAAATTTGTCACGAATTGCATCCAGTCCTGACGCTGCTCTTTTACCAACTACTGGTATTCTTTCAATTCCATTAATCAATCCATTAGTAAGATTTTCAAATTTAAAATTTTGAATTTTACTTTGTAATTGTGATATGTTAGGTATTAAACTAGCCATTTTAGCCTTTAGTTTCTCTAATCCAGAGCCACCAACTTTGTTTCCGATTTTTGATATTTTTTCTTCTACTTTTGTAGCAGCAGGCAATATAGATTGCATTTTAGATTTTAGTTTATTCAAAGGACTATCTTCGGCTTTAACACTCAACAATATTTCTAATTTATTTCCGCCAGCCATTTTATCCCTCCTTTTCCTCAAAATCCATTATCGCTCTACACCATTGAAAGAACCTAACATTACTCATATCAAGAACAACATTAGGGTCTTTTATTTTTCTTTTTATGATAAACTCCCATTTCATTTTAATCATAGGATCGTTGTATTGTTCTTCTGCTATTTCAAGGTCATGTTCAATTTCCTTTTCTTGTTCTCCTTGAACTTACCCATGTAGTCTATAATAGTCGCAATTATTTCAAACAATGCCTCCTCATCATATTCAAAAAAACTAATTTTCCTAGCCTCGTTTGGTTTTTCAACCATTTTTGGCAATACAGTTGCTGCAAATACTGTGACATCTTTATCTGTCAAAAATTTTGTTAGAGCATTTGTGTAAATTTGATAATTTTGTGGCTTAGTTAATCTAAAATCAAACTCTTTTAAAGTTCCTTCTGAATCCACGTAAATCTCTTGCCCTTTAATATTCAATCTCCCTAAATTATCAATAAAAACATTGCTTTCTTGCTCTTTTTCTTCTATTTTTTCATTTTCTATGTTCGCCATTTTCTAATTCCTCCTAAACTTTCTCATCATATTTTGCACATTGGATTGTATATTCGATATCGACATCTTTTGTATTATTTTTTCTCTCCCCGCCTTTTTGAACGGAAACACCTTGTCCAACTCCAACAATTTTATTCATTCCTGAAGCATCAATATATGTCAATGTTCCTAAAACTCCTTTTGGGTTTGCATTACATTTTGTCAAGAATATATCATCATCAGACCCTTTTACTGTTGTTAGTTTAATTTCTCTTTTTGTAACCCTTGTTTGAATTGTTGGGACATTCCCTTTAATATCTGGATCGCCCATTGTGTGACTATCTTCCGTGGGATTGTTTTCTATTTCTTTTGCTTCCTTTACTAAGTATGTTTCCCCACCGAATGTAATAAATAAATCCACTTTACTTAAATCTATTGATTTTTCTAAAAAATTATTTCCCATTTTCTACCTCCTTATGCCGTTAATGGTTCGTCGTGCCAAACCAATACAACTTCAATTTTTTCTATTTCCGTGCTAATTGTGAAATTGATTTTTACATTTCTAAGTGTACGATTGATGTAATCGTCTACAGTCAATCCTGCCTGTGCCGAAGTGTCTTCAATGCTTGGGACTGTAACTTTAAACAAGTATTCACCACTATTATTCTTAGCAACTGCTCCTTGTTTCCCCATTGCTAACATTACTCTATTTAATAACGCTTCAACTTTCGGAATACCTTCACCATCCATTGTTGTATTCTTTTCCTCAATCAACATTCTAGCCAAATTAGTTTCGATATTATGCACAATCGCATCTATTTTAATAGTCTGGTCTGCATGTCTTACACCATCAGCACACCACGAACCGCTTGTTACAGCATTGTATCCAACAAAATTTCTAGTGTAATTAATATTGCCTTCTTCATTATCACTTTCTTCTGTCAAAGTTTTAGCCGACGGATCTACTCCTAATATTCTTCTGTCACTCCAACGCCCATTGATTCCTTGAGCAAATGTATAAGCTGGTAATCCAAATATATCCAAGTTTCCACCTTCAGCTTTTCCTGCCATAAAATATATTCTCACGCTTTCTTTTAATTTGTTATTCTTTGCTGTCGAATTAGCTACAATTGCAAACTTAACATTTCTAGTTAGCCATTTAGCCAATGCTTTTGTAAATTCTTCATCATAAAAATCTACAATCACACCGTAAAAATCGCCAGTTGGTAAACTATCTAAAAATTCTTCGTTCGGTGTTGCTTTGCTTGCGCAATACCAAACATCTGGCTGAATTACATTCCCATCGCTATCCTCTTGTGACAAAAATGTCTCTACGCCTTTGTACATTTTAGAATCAGCCCCAAAATCTGTTTTAACATCATCTAATTTTGTGTATTTCTTATAAGGTTTATCTGCTTCTTTAGTTATAAATAAGACTTTCCCAAAATCACCTAATAGTAAAGGTTTTGTTGGTCTTATTACCGTTACTTTTATTTTCTTAGCCATTCTCTACCTCCGTTTTCACTTCCACATCTTTTATTAAATCTCTTACTCTTTCACTTGATTCTCGCCAATTCATTTCTACATCAAAACTAAATCTGTAAATATATTGACTGCTCTCAAGGAAAGTTAAATCTTTTATTTCTATCTCGTCATCACTTAATCCAAATCCGTTCCTAACCAAGTCATGTCTTTTCTTAAACACTATAACCTCTAGCAATTCACTAGCCATTTCTTCTGCTCTTGCCTGTGTTGGTGCATAAAAATCAAATTGCAAATAAGCAATAACTAATCTTAAAGCCTTTTCCTTAATTTGTGTATCTGTTGTTTCAACAGTCCTATATGCACTGTATGCCGACTTATTAAGACTTATTGTGTGCATAACAGCACATTCTGCTGGCTTTTTAGCTACATAATTATCACGAATAACTTGGAAATCTACGAAACTGGCTAACAATTTTCTCAATACTTCGTTTTTCATTCTTGCACCCTTTCAATATAATAAATTCTAAGTTCATCGTATTTTATGTAGTTTTTTGCTGTTGTTACAATATAGTCGTTTCCCTCAAATTCAATTTTATTTTTCAAGTCAATATCAATATAACAGTATATTTTTTTAGTGTCTAAAGTCACTTGTATCCCTTGTTCCACAAGCATACTTATGTCCTGCCTATTAAGATTAAATACTGCTCCCTCAAAATCTATACTTTCATCAACTTCAACCAGTTCCGAATTAATCCAATTGCTTGTTCTTTTTGATATTTTGCATTTACTAAAAAATCTTTTTGGAATAAATGTTTTATGTGCCATTTTATACACCTACAATCTCATAATTAATTGAATTATATAGTGAGTGAGTGTCCATAAGTGGTTTACTGTGTCCTTTTTTCTTTATAGTTTGCGGATTAAGTGCTGTAAAGTTCCCGCTTGCTATTGTTTTTTTGATTTTTTGAACTACAAATGTTCCTAGATTTTCATAAGCCTGTTGCCCAGTCATTCCTCCTTGAATAATTTGTTCAACTTGACTTTTCATGTATTCCTTTATTTCATTTTGTGCATTTGCAGTGCCTACAGAAAGTCTGAAAAAAGGTCTCGGCGGAATGCCACGGCTTGTACCATATTCATTGAAAATGGCATAATCTTGAACCGAAACACCGTTATTACTCCCATCTCCTAAAACTCCAACTTTAACAGCATGAGAACTCAAATACTTCAGTTCCTTATCAAGTTTTTCCAGTCCTTCTAATTCATATACAATTTCAGCCATATATCCGCCTCACAATACTTTCAATTTTTTCTCTCTTGTTACTTGCAAAATCTACAAATGAATAAGAAATATCGTCAATCTTATAAGTTTTATACTTCCCAGCCTCTTCATCCATACTGTTTATAAAATCATTCACAAGCATAGATATTTCATATTTCAGCCAGTCTGGCAGTTCATCATATCCAGCCTTATAAGTTACTTCAATTTCTTTTTCTTTTGTATTGCAAGGACAATTACTAAAATTAACAAACTCAATATAATTCCCACGACTTTTATATTCATCATCAGAATTAATACTTACAATTTCAACAACTGGACGTTTATTTAAATAAATTCTCTTATTATAATCATAATCCTCTGTAAGTGTTTCAACTTCCAATTTATATCCAGTTATATTTTCAATCTGACTAATCGCAACGCTAAGCAAGGTTTCAACCTTAGCCAATTCTTCATCAGCTAAGGTCTTGCCTGTTATCCTTTTATAGTCTTCAACAGTAATAAGCATTCAAAACCACCTCTATTTTACTTTTAACGGTTTAAAAGCATTTGGTCTTAACACTTTTCCTCCGATTCTTATTCTTGTATAAATTTCTGTAATTCCTTCATTTACTTTTCTGTTTGTTTCTTGTTCAAAATCATTCTTTATGTAGTATCCGTAACCTTTTTTGAAGTCACAGAATATTGCAGGGAATTTTCCAGTTGCTATATCATCTAAAAACTCATCAACAACCACTTCATAACCATTGAATACCATTGTTGCACCGTTATGGATTGTACTCCACAATTGTCTATCCGTTGTATCTTTCCATAATTTCATTTCTTCATACATTTTTAGAGAGACATAGTATTTGGCATTTTTTCTATATTGTTTTTTCATTCCTGTTTCAAGTTTTACCATATCTTCCCAAGTTACTTTTCCAGCTGTAGCAGATGTTACTGCATTGGCTTTTACATCAGCATTTGTCATAAACCCTTCAATAAACTGGTCTGCTGTTTCATTATATGTTCCATTTATTGTTAAATCACTTAACGTTATTCCAAAATCTTCTGCAACCGCTTCTTTAATTTCGCCAACTAAATCAGCAAACGCATCTTCCCTAGCTTCATCTGTCAATGGATATGGAACTTGTCTTTTCCCAGCTTTTATATCAATATATGTGTAACTTATTTCTCCGCTTTGAGTATTCCCGACACCTTCTTTTACAGCTTGGTTTTTAGGAGTTATTTCATTTCTAATCGGTACTCTTCTATAAGATTCCTTACCTGTATAAATTCTTGCGTTAAACAAAAATGGAGAATTTTCTTTTATTTCTTTTAAAATTTCTCTTTCTAAAGCGCTTGGAATTAATACGGCAACTTGTGTACTAGATATTGCTTTGGCAACCCTTAAATTTCCAGCTTCTCCAGTTCTTAGAAATTTTTGCAATGCTTCAGTTTCTTTTTTCTCTTCTGTTTCAGGGTTAGATATACCTTTTTTCATAACTTCATCTAACGTTTTCCCCATTTTTTCAAGCTCTTCATTCGCTTTTTCAACTTTGTCTTCCAGTTCCTCATTCTTTTTCAACGCTGCTGCTAAATCTTCATTTGCTTTTTTTATATCCTCTGTATTCTGTCTCAACCCTTTTTCAAAATCTTCAATATTTTTTGGCATATTATCATCTCCTTTATTTTTATTTATATTATTATCGCCTTTTACTGTTTGCACAATCGCTCCAGGTACTGCACCTTTTAAAACTACACTACCCTCAACAACCTCAAATTCTTTAATTATTCTAGCGTCAACTTCGCCTTTATCTGTCTGCACTTTTCCAAACTCTCTTTGTTTTAAAAATCCGCCAACAGACATTTCATAGTTCGCTCCATTGTTTTTCATCATTGAATAAACTTTTTGAGCGTCTAAATTCAAAGCATTGCCTTTTTTATCTGTCGACAAATCAAGTTTAGCTGAGAACTTAAGATTTCCAGTTTCATCTTGATAAACTTTCAAAGTTCCAATCTCTTTACTCCAGTCGTGCATATGCAACAAGAAATAAGTCTTGTCCTTATCCACTTTATCAAGTGCTGTTTTATCAAAATAATCACCGTAGCTATCAATAACACTATGTGTTACCAATTGCCCTTCAATTATTCCTTTTTCTTCAGTATCTTGTTTCAATACCATTTTGACACTTTTATTAAATTGTTCCATTTTACACCTCCTATATTAATTCGCAATGACAACGTATCAATTCGCTTACGTCTGCATTTAAATCATGAGGGCACATCATTCCATTAGAAAATGGTTCACTAGCGTCCTCAATTGTTACATTATCAAGAGCTAAATGAGTCGGTCTGTCAGTTTTACCTCCTCCAATGTGACGCCACGTTTTTGGTAAACCCGCCTTTATAAGTCCCTCTAAATATGTTGTCGTTGATGTCGTGGCTGTTTCAGTTCTTGCAATAATCATTGCCCTTGTTTTTTCCATTCCTTTAACTTTTTGAGTTATCTCTTTTGCAATATCCTTTATGTTTGTTCCACTTTCCTGTCCACGAACTATGATTTTATTTAAAATATCTTTCGTGGTTTTAGTAATATTTGTTACCTTTTCAGCAATTACCTTTTCACTTAACGCTTTTAATGTTTTGTTCTTAACTGCTGGAATTAATTTTTCATCAATGCCACGATGTGTAATAAGAAAATTAGATGTTTCACTTACTGTTTCAAGTATTCCTTTTTTTAATTCGTTGAATAATTGACTGCTAAATGTTTCCCAAGCAAATTCACTCAAAAACATCTGCTCATCTACATCAATTTCTCCACGCAATTGTTTAAAAACAAGTCTTAATCTATTGAATTGCTTTAATATCAACCTGTTCCGCATTTTCAACTGCCTTTTTGCCAGTATCTTTTTTTGCGAGTTAGTCAACTTAATTTTCTTCGTTTTCTGCTTCTTCGCCATCATCTTCCTCCTCAACTGGTTTTACATCTTCATATATTTCTTTGAGCGGTGTCATTGATGTGCTTATCAAAATATCATCTCCATTCTCAACAGGTGGATATTCAAGCTCGGCTCTTTTTTCGTTTATTGTTAAATAACTAAGATTATTAAGCATTGCCATTTTCTCTTTTCTGTCTTCTTTGAGTACTCCAATTGTGCTTGTATCAAAGTCAATGTATTCATTATTTTCTAGCTTATCTTTCATAATATTATTAAGATACTCGGCTATTTGTTCGACAAGTGGCAATATGTTCTCTGTATACAAATCTTTTTTAGCCTCTTTATAGTTGCTAAACTTGCTGTTTGTTCTATCCCCAATTAAGATACTAGGTACATTCATAACAGCTGCAGTAGTATTCCGAATCTCGTCCATTGCATTAAGAAAATCGAAGTCCTGTGGTGAAAAGTCTGCCTCTTTTATTTCTGCACCCTCTCCATCCAGGATAAGTGCTTTCCCTACATTCCTAGATCCGCTATTCTGTTCTATTTCATTCTTAATCTCTTTTTTCTTAAAAGCATTTAAGAACTTCTTGACAACAATAATAAGATTTCTCTTACCGCCATTTTTCAATATGCTGTTGTTCCATTGCATTATGTAACACCAGTAATTATGTAAAGCCGTCAAAGATTGTACCTTACTTATTCCTCGACCCGCTCCGGCAATATTATCATAAATATTTACTCCTTTGATGTAATGGAACATCTTTAAGTCTTCGCCTTTGTACTCTTTGCCGTTTACTCTTATTGATTTGATACCATTCAATACATTTTGATTGTCATATTCGATATAATAAGAGCCTTTTTTAAATAAAATCAATTCGGCTTTTGTATACAAATCAATTCTCATTACAAGCAACTCACCAAATAGGATATAATATAAAGCAAAATAATTAATAAACTGGTCTGTGTTGAGCAAAGAATTAGGATTTTGCAATGTATTTAACACATAGCTACTTTTAACATCTCTAACATTATCCCCATATCCTTTTTTATATGTTCCCCATTTCAAATTATTTATTGCTTCATTTATTCTTGTAATAGCCGAACTTGTAAAAGGGTTCTTATACAACTGGCTCAAAAACTTTTCAGGGTCTTCATCCTCAAGTGCATAACCGTTTATAAATTCCGATAGCGTAACTGGCGACCTGGTACTCCAAAATCCTTTTGAAAAAATATTAAGTCTCATTATCCACCTCCTTGTCTTTATAATAATGTTTATTTGAAACATATGGCATATATTCACTTATTCCATATTTAATCGCATCAAATGTATGTGGGTCTATATTAAAAGGCTTCTTGGTTTTCGGATTTTTAGCAATTAATCCGTCTTTGTTATAAAACCATTTCATTTCTGTTAGTTCCCTATATGTATTCGGACATACATTTTTATCAATAAATATATTTCTGAATGATTGTATTTTTCTCACGCCTGCCTTGCTCATATCAGTTGTTTTTTTTACCGAATTAATCAAAAGTCCATTCACATTAAAAAATTCTATTGACTTAGGTTCTTGGCTATCAGCATATACAACTTCGCCTTCTTCTATCATTTTTTGGATAATTTCCATTTCTAGCATTTCAGGATCTAATAGATGGTTGTCATAAAATTCCTCATAGATATACAAGTCATTCAGTTCCTCGTCTATCACCATTCTCACTATTGCGTTATAGGAATTGCTAAAACCGAAATCGAATCCAGCAAATCTATTCCATTTACCTTCAATTATTTTCTCTATTCTTGATTGTTCCATATGATGTAAATTTCTAAATAATGTATCCCCAGCACTTCCGAATCTCCCTAATGTCTTTATTGCTCTTAAATAGTCATCTGTTTCAGTTTCCAAGTCTGCTATAAAATTGTCGGGTAAAAACTTATTATCTGTATACACCGAATGATGTAAATATATATTTTCAGAAAATACATTTCCTTTTTTAAGATTTACTTCATTCTTTATTTTCATAATTCGCTCAGTATATAGATTATTCTCGTCTTTACCAACACTTTTTAATACTTCTATCAAATATTTATACGTCCATACTCCAAACTCATTAGGATTAGTTGTTAAAATCAATATATTTCTGTTTTTGATGCTTCTTAGCCTCGATTTCAGCTCTTTAAATGATTTATAATCAATCTCATCTGCCTCTTCTATCCAAATTGTGTCTATGTCTTTGATTGATTTGATTTTCTTAACATTGTCCAATCCTCTAAAAATAAATTCAGTCCCCGTCACACTGCAAATAATTTTCATTGGTGTTGATGTAAAATAAAAATATTTTTCCAATCCAAAACTATATATGATGTCTTGAATATCCGCATAACAGCTTTCTTTTAAGTTCTCTCTTATCTGCCTTACAACAAGTATTTTTCTTTTTTCTTGTAATGATAGGAGCACTAATTTGACCGCTGCATTGTATGATTTGCTACTTCCGTAACCACCTAACAAAAAATAAATGTGTTGACTATTATCTAATAAAAACTCTTTAAAATGATTATTCACTTCTCTTGTTATTTCCATTAGATCCCCACCAACTTAATTTCTATTTTGTTATCTTCGTTTATATCAGTATTTAATTTAGACTTTTCAATTTCCAGTTTTTCCTTTTGAATATTCTCATTTTCCAGTTCTGTTTCCAATTCCGCTTGTCGATAACTTCCAACAATCTGTCCGCCTTTGTAAATCTCTTTTTCAAATTCTTTTAAGACTTTTAGACGTGTATTTATACGTTTCAAAGTTTCATCATCATCTAGTCCAATTTTCAAAAATTTCTCTTTTAATTTTCTTTTCTCATTTTCCAATTCTAACAATTGCTCTTTCAAATCTTTATAATTTTCATCTGCAATTTTAGTTAAAACTGATTGACTTTTTTGAATTTGGATTTCTCTAACACTTTTTACTTTGTTGTAATAAGTTCGTTCAGTTACTGAAAATTTTTGCAAAATTTTTTCTTTTGGAACATTGTTAAGAATGTCTGATTTTATTTGTGTTTCCTTATCGTTTGCACCATTTCGTTTTTTGGTGCATTTTTTAGAATTGGGTGCATTTTCTTTCGGTGCAACTTTTTTTTGCCATTTTTCTCTTTTTTTCCAACTGTTAATAGTATTTGCACTAATTTTATATTTTTTAGATAGTTCAGTGACTCCTGCACCATTTTTAAATTCGTTCTTGATTAATAATTTTATGTTTTCATCTTTCATTTTTCCTTTACCTTTTTTAGTTTTTAGACAAAAAAAGAGCCGACTTATAAATAGACTGTTTCCAATCTATATATAAATCGACTCACAAACTTTTTGCTCTTGTCTTTATTCTATTGTATCACGCCATAGTTCTCTCCCTTTTAATTTCTTATCTTTGAATTTAAAAGTCACTTTGACTTCTCCTTTCATTGAAATTACTTTTAGTAGTTCCACAACGCAAAAAAAAATATTTTTATCATTTTCAATTTGACTTATCTGCTCTTTACTAAGCATTTTATCACTCCTTTATTATACCTTATTTTCTCTATATTTGCAACCTTTTCATACCCTAATCGCAAAAAACTTTATAATCCAAATCAATCCGTAAATCACAAGCAGATTTACAATCATAGCAATCAAAAATGCTATTATATTGCTTATGCTAAATTTAAATGTCTTTGACTTGTTTTTAAATACAATAACTAATCCATAGATGTATCTTACTAGCACTAATACAACTGTTAATGTAATTAGTCCACTTATCATTCTCATTATTATTTCCATTTATTCCTCCTAATTTTCTTTTACAACTCCGAAACTTTGGTCTACGTTCTCATTTCTCCACTCCTTGAATAGCTCATACTGTCTATTTGCATCTTCTGTTATTTCTTTCGCTTCTTTTTCTGTATATCCTAAATCATCTATCAGATCAACTTCTTCACTTTCTTTACCCAATCCACTGCCTATACTGAACCATAATTTATATTTGCTCACTATTTCTCCTCCTTAATAATCTCTCTATAATACCCCTCTTTAAGCCTTTTTCTAAACAGTTTAAAGTGACTAGGGTAAACTTCCAATAGTTCGTAGACTAGCCTTTCATTCAAATAAACCGCTTCCAGATGATATTTTTCTAAAAACTCCTGTTTAGGAATATTATGTATCTCTGAATGGTGCTGTCTACATAAGCTCAAAAACCTTGTTTCTAATCCTGTATCAAATTCATATCCACCTATTTCATTTACATTATCGTAATGCTCCAAATCGACTGTATTGTATTCGTTGTGTGGTTTTCCACAAATACAGCATATCCTTTTTCTCAAGCAACTTATAACATATCTCTGTATGTCCGGAACTATTTCCCTTATATGCCTTGCTCTTTTATCCTTTGGATCTAATATATACAAATTTACATCTTGCTCTATTGCGAACTCGATTATAAACTGTATAAAGTTTGTTGCCTGCTCCAAAGTCAAGGCATTCTTTTTCATTGGCGACAAACTAAAATTACTTATTTCATATGTTGTTCCAAACAAGGCTTTGAAATAATTTTTTGTATAATCTAAATCCCAGCCTTTTGAATTTGCAAACTGTTCAAATAGGACATAGCAAAGTTTCATCTGTTCATCTGTTATGGTGTTTTGCGGTATTATCTCTATTTCATACTCATTTAATTCATCTTGCCACTCTTTTATTTTTGGGACTGGCTTATTCGTTGCATAATATAGTTTTATTTTTTTGTTTGTTCTGTCTATTTCTGTGTAAGCCATTTCTCTTAGCCTTCCTTTTCTTAATAAATTTAATACTTTTGAATAAATTGGCGTTAAGTTTCGCAAATTCAAAGTCACGGTTGTTCATTTCTGTATTGCATAATATCTTTTCTTTTATTCTTTTAAATGTTTTCTCTTTTTCATCCATCTCAATTCCTCAATTCTGCTTTTTCTATCCAGTTCTGAACATACAGTAAGGCATTTTTCAAATCTTTTCTCTTCACATCACGGTAACTCGCAACTCCAAATCTGTCTTTCAAATCTCTGTATATTGCTGAAAACATTAATTTTCTTTCTGCATCTACTACATCCAGCCTTTGAAATACTCTTATAGATACTGCTTTTTGCAGCTTTCTTTGTTCTGTGTGGTCTATTCTTATCTCGTTGTCAACTTTGTTTTCCACGATGTCAATTCTATGCTTAACACTCTTCATTTCATTTGCCTGCAATATGATCATATCTTCTACTGTCATTGGTTTTTGAAGCTGTTCGATTTTTTCGATAAGCTTAAACCTTGTTTCAGCATTATATCTTGCACCAAGTTGCAAGACACCTTTGTAATTTAATAAAAAGGCAGGCTGTTTTCTGTTAAAATTATCCGTATATTCAGTCGGCACAAAAATGAGCCGACCTCTTTCTTCTCCCAATTTATCTATTTCATCCCTGATATCTCTTAAAATACTTTTGTGATCTTTTCCTGTTATTTCCGCCACTTCTAAACTTGTCAATGTATTTTTAGCTTCTACGTTTATTAATTCGTTCATTAATTTTCATCTCCAATCATCATTTCAATGTATTTTTTTGCTTTCTTGAAATCCTCAATTCCGTTTTTCTTATCTGCTCTTAGCACGTATTTGATGATATTTCCGTGACAAAAGCTATTAAAATCTTTCACAGTAGCCTTTATCACATCAATCGCTTCCACATCTAACCCATCCAATTTATAATGATTTGGGCTATTTATATTATCATTTTCTGTCATTTCTCACTCCTTTGTACTTGTGCACCCTAACTTGTGTATGCATAAGTTTATTTAATAAATTGTTTCAAATTAGGTCTAAAATAATTTTCCCCCTTAAGTATTTTCCCATCTTCCCTGAAAATTGCTTTTCCGTTTTCCAACTTACTCATATTGCTTCTATGAACTTCTTCAAATGCTTCTATAATTAGTTCATCATTAAACCAAGTTCTTTGCTTGTAATAATCAATTACAAAAAACTGATTGCCGTATGCCCCTAGTTCAAGCGTTGTGCCTATCGCAATGTAATACATATCACAAATGGCATCTAATTTCTCTACATTTGTTTTAGCTTCCAAAAATTCCTTTAGTTCTTCATCAAACAATCTATTTCTTAATTTTATCCGCTCAATACTTGTTGCTTTGTGCATTTCCTTGTTTAGATATTTTTCTTGCCCAAAAGCCACGTAGAACTCCTTAACAAGTTTTTCCATTTTCTCCAAATATCTTATATCCATTTTTTTCAAATCTGATATTTCTGCATTTATCATTTATTATTCCCTCCTATAAAATTTCTATTCTTATCCCTGCATTTTCCTTGTCAACTTCATAACCTAAAAACACAGGAACAATATTTTCCATGTTGTCGTTCTCTATCCATTCATTTTCCTGCATTAAGTCTAACGGAAGCTGTGCAACATTCACATAATCAAATGCTCTTTTACTATTCCTTATGAAATAAAATCCAATTTTGTAAGGCTTTTCTTTGCCTTTTAGCATTTTCCTGAACTTTATTCCTTCTTGCCACCATTCATCAGCTGTATTTTTCTTGTATTTCATCACAGTTTCTGAATTTATCAGCCTTTTGCCTGTCCAACGCTTGCTGTTTTTTGAACTCGGCACATTTCCAGATATAAAAATTCTCATTGTTGTTTTCTTCTCCCTTCTTTTAACTTAAATTTATATAACCCATCATAGGAATATTCCAAAGCCTTTTGCAATTTGTTTCCAGGAATCTCCCAGTTAAATTGTTCTATGCTTTTCACATTTCCACGATGTCTTCTTATAAATTTAAGCCATTCATTTTTATCAGTTGTCTTTAGCTCATCGTTATTTATCCTTAGACAAATAAGTTTTATTTTCTCCATTTATCTCATCCCAATAAGCAATTTCTTGTATTTCTGAACTTGAATTATTGCATTTTGCACACGAAAAATCACCATATTCCACATCATCAATTTCATCAAGCACTTCTCCATCTTTATTCATTTCTAAAACCTCGGAAATTCCGCCTGTTATGTCCTGACAAAAACAATCACATCCACATTTCTTACATTTCCACATTTCTTATCCTCCTAAAATATTTCTTCCTTGAATCCGTGTTTTTTTAACCATTTTCTTGAAAATTCTTTTTCTTCATTTGTACAGTTTGGTAAATTACATATTCCTTTGTGTACCCCTGCCCAAAAAGCCAAGTTATTTCTCGGCATATTTTTATTATGTTTATACATAAATTCTTTTATTTTGTCCATATCGTAAGTCAATAATACCTTCTTTAGTTCGTCTTGATAACTGTTCATTTATCCTCCTATCAGCATTTTATTTTTTATTTCTGACAAATCAATCTTATTTTCAATCTGTGCTGCAATGTTTTTATATTCAAGCCTTATAAAATTCATATTTTCTGTATTTCCAATCTTGGCATCCCTATAGCTTACCATTCTAGGTTTTGTTTGCCCAAGCAACTGACTTGATCCTCTGTAATAATCAGAAGTCTCATAAGGATGTTCGCAGAATCCTTTGTATATTCCGTCAAATTCCCATTTCAGAAAACTGTCAAACTCGTCATCTTTCATCGTGCATAGCCTATTCCAGCCAACGTAATCAACCACAGCATGCAGCCCCTTATCCTCAAAACATATCATTCCTTTTCCGCCGTTTTTATACATTGCTGTTTTTAGCAATTTCTTGGCATAGAATACTTGCTGTTCCAAATCTGAATCCTTAGCATATTTTAAAATTACTGTGACTTTTGGCATAAAATCACCTTCGTATTCCTTGACTATTCTGCCTATTGCATAGTTAAATTGCTCTATGCTAAGTTCAGCTAATCCTATAAAATAAATATTTACTAGCCCTTCTGTTGCTCGTGTGTTAGGATAATAGTCAAGCAACATCCCGAATCCTTCGTTAAATTCTTCCATTGTCATTTCTGCTACCTCCAAAATATTTTCTAAGTCCTTCCGCCGTTACTTTTGGTCTTTCGCTTTGAATACCAGCTCTGAATTTCTTATTAGTGTTAACATTATTTTTTGTTTCTGTATTTGTTTTGTCGTCGTAATTTCCCTCAAGCACTTTTAGTAAATTAGCTTTTTTAATAAGCCAGTCAAATGTTACTTGCCATTTATTTTTGTTGTCCCCCTGCATAAATTTAGAAATATGAATTTTATCTATTGCTTGCAATAGCTCTTCCACCGAATATTCTTTAAATAAATTCTTGATAGCTTTCTTTCGTTTATCGTCTATTTTTAATTGTTTCCCTGATAAGTCATATTCCTGAGCAATTTTTATCCATTTGTTTTTTATATCTTCACATGCTTGTGAAAATTCATTTTTCACATGTATATATTCTTTAGTACTTACTTCTTTAGTATTTAATTTATTAGTATTTAATTCTTTAGTACTTAATTGTCCTTGATTTTCTACCGCTTGACTTTCTAGGGGTAGATTTTCTACACCTTGATTTTCTACCTTTTGTTTTTCTAACGGTTGCTTTTCTATTTCTTGTTCTTTTTGTCTTTTGTCTTCTCCAAGAGGTTTTTCAAAAATTTCATAAATATATTCTATTTTTTTGTTTCCACGTTCTTTACTTGGAAATATTTTAGATATTCTTAAATACCCAAATTTTTTAAGTTCTTTCAACCCTGTCTTTATAGCAGTCTCGTTTTCAGCACATATTGAGGCTAATCCTGATATCGAATAATCCCAATCCTCTGGTAGACTTAACATTAAAGTCAAAAGTCCTTTCGCCTTCAAGCTCATTCCTTTTTCTCTTAAATGATAATTTGATATTACTGTATAATCACTCGTTTTATTTACTCTAAAAGTTGCCATTTTTTCCTCCTATTCAAAATGAAATTTTTCGTGACATTCGCTACATAAGCAAATTAAATCTTCGTTCCAATATAAATGCTCATATCCGTGTCTACTATAAGTTTTATGATGTGCTACTAAATATTCACTACTATTACAAAGTTCACATTTATATTTCGATTTCTGTTTTACATTTTGCGCAATTGCTTTCCAATAAGGCGTTTTTAAAAATTCATAATAATCTAAATCATTTATATATTCCGAAACCAATTCATCATTAATATTTTGATTACAAATATATCTCATTTTTTCATAAAGACGTATCCCTTTGTTCCAACTTCTGTTTGGATTCAAAAAAATTTCAATATAATTCTTAGTGTTTTGCGTTTTGTCTTTTTCTCTTACTTCTTTTTCTTGTTCCTTTTCAATTTGCTCCTCTTTTAATTTAGAAACACATTTTTCGCAAATAAACTTACTTCCTTTTTCTAAATATTCAAAAAGAACTGTCTTTGTCATCAATGTTTCATGAATCAAATTACAACAATTGCATATTTTTTCAACTCTATACAAATACAAAGGCTCTCCTTTAATACGATTACCTGTCTTTACAAATAATTTTAACCATTGTGGTCTTTTGTATTTTTTGAGATAATTTATGACTTCCAAAGTAATTTTATCCGTATTATCAATAAATCCTTTTTCTTCTTTATTTAAATATTTATCAAAAAATTCAAAATCTATCATCTTTTTCCTCTCCATACATCTTGTGTTTTTTAACAACTTATGCTATAATAAACACAAGATATAGTATTTTACGATTTTTTTTCTTGCACTCTTCGGAGTGCTTTTTTGTTAATTAAATTTTCCCAGTCTCAATCTTTTCTGATCCCTTATTATGAAATATCCCTGACTGTTAAAGTATATTTCGTTTACTGTCGTTCTTTTTGTCCTGGAATCAAATAATAATATACTTGCTCCTGTTACTTTTCCGTGCCTCTTGCTAACCCTCTTAATCTTTTCCCTATTCCCTGTTTCTTCTAAGATATACAAATTTTCATATCTCAGACATTTCTCTAAAAATTCTTTAAACATTTATCCTCCTTGAAATTTATAATTTTCTATGATATACTTTCTGTGTTAGCAATATCTTAAATCGAGTGCTAACATCTTAAAAGAAAGGGGTACTTTTTATGCCTTTACCTGAAAGCCTTCAAAAATTGCTGAATAATCCTAATATCCAAAAAATGCAATTAATGATAAATTACCCAAGCGTCCGAAGAATGCAGCAAATATTTGACAACTATCCAAAAATAAACGAGTTCAGGGGAAAAGTTTATTATAGTAATTTGAATATTCAAATGCCGATTCAAATAATGGATTCCCAATTGCAAATTATAAAAAATTATTCTGAAGTTTATTCAAAAACGTATAATTGGAACAATATTATAAGTTCAGCTATCGAGACTTACAACTCTGCTAAAGAAGAAGAGTTTGAAATTTCAATTAATGAAATTCCTGTTACTTTTTTAAAATCAAAATTAGAAATTTATATTGAAACTTTTTCAAAATTAAATCTTCTGATTTCTAAAAATTTAATTTTAAAGTTGGCAATTTCATACTATATTTTTTCTTTATTTTTATTTGCATTTACATCCGTTCCCGAATTAAGAAAAGTAGGCGAAAACTTTGCCACTTGGATTTTCAAAACAGGAGGATTAACTTTTCAAAAATATTTTATAAAAATTGTTGCACTTTCTGACAAAAACAACGTTTCCGATTTGTTATCTGAAGGATTGTTCGACTTAACAAAATTATTTTTATTTTATTTGTTCAAAAAGGGTTTCAATAAAACTTTCAAAAAGAAG